TACCATTGGATGCATCAAACTTAGATGGGAATGTTACACCATCTGCTCCAAATCTATTTTTAATAACGTGAAATCTTCCAATACCTAATACTTTATCTTCAGCTCTTCGTGATAATGATATGATAAAATCTCCAATTGCTATCTTACTATAGTCTTCAGATATCTTATCTGCCTCTATTATCTCAGAATCCAAACTTGATCTGTTTGTTTGGGATGCAGTCCATACAGGACAATCATATTCTGCTGACAGACTTCTGAGTCCTTCATAGATTTGCTTTAATTCAAATCTCAATTCCTTATTGTGTCCCTTGAGTAAGTCAGCATAATCTACAATTATGATATCAGGTTTCTGCGATTGTGCAATGCATCTATCTAAATGAGATTTTAAAGTTAATATAGATGCAGTCTTTGCAGGAAATTGTTCTACAATTAAATTGCCTTTGAGAGTTTTTACTTTGTCTTCAACCCTATCTCTATGTAGTAATAGATTAGAATTATTTAACCCTGTGATAATACTATCGTATCTTCTTGCAGTATATATTCTATTTAACTCTAATGTATAGTGTATAACAGTTTTACCCATTATGAGAGCGTTAGCACCTAAAGCAGATAATACCCAAGACTTACCTGCACCCGCAGGTGCAATCACAACGCCTAATTCACCACCTGCTAAACCTCCTTGTAGAACATCATCTACACACTCCCACCCTGTAGTAACAGTATTTCTAAAATTGTCAGCATATCTTTCCTCAAATTGATCTTTATAGATATGTCCAATGTCTCTTGTGAACCCTGATTTTAAAGCTGCATCTAATGTTGACTTAACACCATCATAATCAGAAGTATTTAATAATTCAACACATTCTAATATTGCTCTCTTTATTTCCTGATTCCTACAAAAATCTATAGATTGTTCTTTTATATAATCTAAATCAGGAGAATTCTTTAACACCTCACCTCTCTTCAAATACTCAATTATTTCTTGTTTGAGCAAACTCTGAGTTTCAGGTAGCTTTACCACCTCTGTACCTAAAACTGTAAATGATGGTGATTTATTATATTTAAAATAATAATCTAAAGAGGATTTTATAATCCATTGGGATGCATTTCCGAAAAAGTAAATTGGTTTTAAAATATCAGAAATTTGAGTAATAAACGGAGTATCGTCTATCAATGCTGATATTAACTTATATTCAAAATCTTTACCGTAACTACTTATAGTGTTTTTCATTTTTGTAAATTTTTAAGATAATTTTTCCAAAATAAAAAATCATATTCATTTTTACACAATCCTATATTGGAAAAAGTGTTTTGTAACTTAGTATCATCTAATTCAGGAAGTTCACTCCTTGCTATTGACATTATGTTAGAACGTGCAGTAGCTGACATATTAGGTTCTAACAATTGCATAAGTTCGTAATTTCTGTACAATGTATCTTTTTGATTTAATATATTTTCAAATATTTTAGCTTTAGAACTTTTATCATATAACTCTTGACTCATATCAATTATATCATCTATAGTTACATGTTCATCCGCTGAATCTAATTTGAAATGTTTATTTAAACCAACTTGTCCTACTTGTTTAAGTCCCGATATGTTATCCGTTCTATCTCCCGTAAAACATCTGTATGTTAAATAATTTAGTGGAGTATATCCATATAATGGAATCATATCACTTTCAGTTATCAACATCTTCTTTTCATGGGAGTAAACTGAAATCTTATCATCTATAAGCTGTAAATAATCTTTGTCAGAACTTATAATAATCTTTGAAGATTCTTTAGGATATATCTGCTTACATAAATATGCTATAACATCATCTGCTTCAACATTATCCATAATTATAGTTCTGACAGGCATTATATCTAACGTATCTACTAATAGATTTACTTGCATTCTTTGAGATTCATTTTCATTTATAATGCCTCTCGTATCATCAAATCTATTAAAACTTGACGAATTGAAAACTCTATGCTTGTAATCTTTAAGTAGCTTCCTTCTTCTACTACTGCCTCCTTTCCCATCAAATACTACACATATAGATGTTGGTGAATAATCTACTATAGCTTTATGTAATGTTCTGAAAAATCCAAGAATTCCTCCAACATGGTCTCCTTGATAGTCTATGATAGGGACAGCTTGAAAGTTTCTTATAAAAAGATTCAAGCCATCCACTATCAAAATCTTATTATCAACTTTGAGTTCTGATATTTGACTTTCTTTAAATTTTAAAAAATCTTCAAATGTTGAATCAATACTCATCTTCAAAGTCTTCTTCTATTATGAGATCATCGATATCTACTTTACTATCTTTTTCGTATTTAAATATCAATGCATCACATAGTTGATTATACAATAATTCCTTATACTTAGGATTTGCTATTACTTTATCATAAAAATCCTTTGATAAGAATTTTATGGTATCTAATACTTCTCCTGTCTCAGGATTAACAACTCTATAGGTATACCAAGATCCATTTAAATCAACTAATTTGTGATTCTTCATCTCCTCTAACCAAGAATTATAATTGTCCATTCCTGAATTATAGTATATATTATACTTAACTTTTCTATGGGGAGGAGCTAATCTATTCTTCATAACATGAACAGCAGTTTCTACTCCTATGAAATCCTTTATCTTATCTTCCTTAGAACCTACAAAAAGTTTCTTTTTCTGTTCTAATCTCAATCTCAAAGATGAATGAAATGCAATACCCTTACCTCCCGATGTTGTATAATGATCAGGAGAGTTTGGTGGCATATTCAAATTAATCCTGAGTTGGTTAGTCAGTATTAAACATACTCTCTGCTTACCTATTAAATGTGTAATCTTTCTCATAGATTGAGACAATATAATAGACTTACTCGTGTTGAATCCTTTCTTATCGAAATTAGTCTCAGTTTCTAATTTAGTAGTTGCTCCCATAACAGAGTCAATAACTATAGTAACTAATTTATCAGGATCTGATTCTCTAAGCTTTAAAATAAATTTTTCTATTAATTCAAATATATTCTCCAAAACATTTTCGGATATATAAATTAATTTCTTCAAATCCAATCCTATAGCTTTCATGAATTCATCACTTGCTGCATTCTCGGTGTCTATATATACAGCTATGCCATCTTTTTCTATAGTAGATTTTAGAGCATGACATGCTAATAAAGATTTACCTGATGCTTCCATTCCCGAAATTTCGGTGATTCTCCCTACGGGAAAACCACCGTTTTTTCGATTTGAAATTACAATGTCTAAAATATCATTTCCTGAAGGTATATAATCTGTGACATCTGATGGGTTGAAATCAGATCCATCTAAAGAAAAAGCAACTTTATCATTATTCTTTTTATAAAAACTATTGATATAGTTAGTTAAGTCTTTAACAGTTGATGGTTCGCTAACCTCAGTCTTTTTTTTAGACATTATAAATTATTTTGAATTTAACAATCTTTCGAACTCGCTCATAGCATCGTATACCGATGTATTTTGTCCAATATTTGGACTTGCTGAGGGGAATGTTACCACATTAGCAGTAGTTGCAATAGTTGGAGCAGGTACTGCTTGAGGCTCAGAGAAATTAGCAGATTTGTTAGGATATAGATAATTTTCTAAAATACTAATCAACTCCTCCTTTGAAGGTACTTTAAACAAATCATCAATCTTAGGAATACTTGCTAAAGCACTGCTGCCTATAGAAGCATCTGTAAATGCAGGAGTCTTATTAGGTTTAATCATTACGGTTGTACTTGGATAACCATCTCCTACTTTTGGGTGATATTCAATGTAGATATCGTTTCCTGAATTCAAATCAGAAATATCTCCATAATCTCCGCTGTTCAAAAACTTGCATAAATCTTTGTAAACAGCTTCTGAAAACCCGTAGAATTTAACACCCTTATGTTCTTCTCCCCGAATAATAATTGGAGCAAATACTGTAAGCTTTGGTTCTAAATTCTTACCTCTCTTCCAAGAATCTTTACTACCTTCAGCTTGTAGTTTCTTAGCCCATTGAACAATCGGATCTTCTAATCCGTAAGTTATGGGAGATAAAATTCTCTTGTCAGTTAGATTGTAATGAAAATAAAGTCTCCTCAGAGAATCTGTTGGATCATGCGGATACGGA